TCGAAAAACACAACATAGTTCATAAAAACCCTTTAGCAATAGGAACGAAGCGAGGGAATAGTGTTACATATAATGTACATTGTATATTATAAGCAACATAATGTCGACGGAGGATGGGAAAGGTCAGAGCCCATTGAACTTGTGTATAAAAAATTACCTCTTTCCAATGTCTTGGCTGTGCAGACTCACATGAAGTTTTCATTAAGACGACGGGGCCGTAAAAGGTTCCGTCTGACTAAACAATCTACATGAAATTAAAACATTAATACATTCGTATTAATGCAATATAATTATATATTAATCATTCACTTATACGAAGTATACATATAGTTTGAGCGTTAGCGAAAACTTGTATGAGCTTGCTCATACATTAACTTTATATCATTAGTATTGATAGATAAATAACTTTAATATATTAAAGGATTAGTCACGAATGAAAGTATATCACATATTATCTGAAACATTAGACGTAAAACAAGTTAATGGAATGTGGCGAGTATTTGACACAGTTAAAAATCAAGTTGTAGGTGATGTTGGATATGCATCACCAGGTGAAGCAGAAGCTGCACGAGATCAACTTAGATCCCGTAATGTTCGTACACCAGTAGCAACACGAAATACACCAACAACTGCACCATCTGGGTCTGATATGAGGGCACATCCTGCTGGCACTCCTACAACTGATACTCTATCTAGGGGACAACAAAGACGTTTGGCTAGAACTGGAAGTGTTAGAATTAAAGGAGTTACTTATACTGCTGCTAATATTAGTGCTGCAGATGCAGATGCAAGAATTACTTCACCAAAAAGTTTAGATAGTCCTGCAAGAGGAGATACTTTCCGTCAACGTGCTGGCACACCAGACACACCTCCCAAACGTTGGACCACAAAAACTGGTAGAGCTGCAAAGTGGATCGGTGCACTTATAGGCCGTCGCGTTCCAAGTCTTGGAAATTTTGCATTTAATGTGGCTGCACTTGAAGATGCGCTTGATACATATATACGTGCAATAGTAGATAATACACCGACTAATGAAGCAGAAAGATTAGCGTATATAGAGAAAACTAAATCAAAAGATTATAAGGACTTGCCTCAGGCAGTGCGATTTGCATATCTAGACACTATTGGAATTTTCACTAAAACATTAATGGAAGGTGTAGTCGCTGTATTACTAAGCGGACTTTCAATTTCGGCAGCTGGAGCTCTCCTTGGTCTGATTGGTATTAGTACTGGCGGAATAGGATTTCTTTTAGCAATAATAGGTGGTGCCGGAATACTTATCTTGGGCACTAATGGATTGTATTCCGTTCTTGATAGCTATGGCACATTTGACTACATTGAATCTAATTGGATAATACCTAACCTTATGCCAGGTGCAATGCTAGCCATGGCAGACTCCTTTGATGGTGCACAACTGTCTTGGAATGCTTTAATTCCATTAGCTGATCCATTTGGTGAAAGTGTAGAAGAAAGTATTGATTTTGACGAAATAATAGAATCAACACCTCAACCAGTTGCTAATCCTGAAGCAGATAATAAACTTAAACGAATGATTAGAAATAATCCTGAATTATATGCAGCTTTCCAAAAAGGAAAGCCTGAAGCAATGAAAGTAATGAAGTCTTTGAAATCGTCAACTGGTCCGCAGTAATTAAATTAACGGCATACGAGTTTTTTCAGTAGTTTCTATATTATCTTTTATAATTCTTTGAAATATGTCAATGTCATCACGGGTAATATGATGCATTAATGCATCATAGTTTATTGACCCTCGCATGTACCATCCTATACGATAACGTTCATCCTTAATACGTTTGACATCATTTTCGTATTCGTCAGAGAGCTGTTTTAGATCAGATTCCGAGCATGTAAGAATTTTAATCCGAAAAAATTTGAGTAGTCCAGATCTATTTTTGTTTCATAACCAAAATTACATTCTTCGTTAGAACACTTACATTGTGTGTTTGGAACTTTCCATCTATTACTAAGTTCAAATATATTTTCTTTTAATTCATTATAAAATTTTGCATCATTTTCTGTTACAAATGCAGTAATTATGTCTAGATTAGTTTCAGACTCTACTGAATTTCCTACAGATTTTATATAAGTTAGTGCTACTCTTAAATTCATAGTGTTAGATTGCTCATATAGTTGCTTTATCAAAGTATCTTTTTCTTTGTCATCCATAGTAGTATTACTAGCAATTTGTATCTGTTGTCGTTCGTATGTATAATTTTCTATGCTAAAATCAGTCATTTCTTTGTAACTTAGCGGCCTTAAGTGAAACGTTAACTCATCTAATTCAAACTTGTGTGAAACATCAAATTGGCTATACGCTCCTATCATATTTGTTAGGCTTAACATACTTTCTGTTTCTGTTTCACATTTAGGACAAGTTGTACTTACTTGCATGTCATCACCGTACGTAGCAATCCGGATTGCAAGTAAAATATAATCTATATCAAACCCTACAATTTTCCAAGGATCTAAAATACTAGGAATACAACTTTTTACTACTTCGGCAGTTGCTTCACCTGTAAACAACGCATCAGGAGTTTTAAATAGTATCTCATCCATTGCATTCATACCAAATACTGGAATTTGTGTGTACTTTGCATCTTCTATGATACTGTCATTATAATATACACCCTTGCTAGGCAAGTCAATAAATAACTTTGGTTGTCTTTTGTAGCTCTGAAGAAAACTGCTCATTTTATTTTTCCGCTAAATATATATACATGTTAATATTTATTCAACTATATTATAATAATTTTAGAAATGGACTAACCTAATGGCAGAAGAAGTAGAATTATCAGCAGCTAGTATTACTACATTAGCAAATACATTAGCAAATGCCATAAGCTCAGCTAGGCCGAACAATGCTGGCACTAATAGTAATAATACTAGCTCTTCTCCTAGAAATTTTGGTAACATAACAGCATTAGGTGATGCTGCTGGCACGGCAGCAGGTTTCTTAAATAGTGCCGGTTCCGGAGTTGAATACATCGCTAAGAAACTTGGTGACAATTTTGGGTTCTTAGGTGACGCTGTAGGTGGAGCAGCTACTTACTTAACTGATACGCAAAGTGTGTTTCGGAATTTATCAAAAGTAGGTGCAGGATTCAACGGTGACTTAGGTGCTCTTAGAGCAGGAGCAGCTCAAACAAGAATGCCACTAGATATGTTTGCTAATATGGTAGGCAATAACGCAACAGCATTATTAGGCCTCGGAGCGTCAGTTAATAAAGGCACAGCTCGATTTACTCAGCTATCAGCAGCAATGTTCAATGACGGTGTTATTGATGGTATGATGAATTTAGGTTATACTATTGAAGAAGCTAATGAATTATTATTAACAAATGCGGCTGCAACAAGACGTAGCCAAATGTTAAGTGGATCAAGTGATAGTGAAGTTGCAGCAGCTACATTACGCATGGCTGAAAATATGGCCATTGTTGCAGAACTAACTGGTAAGAGTGCAAAACAGCAAGCTAATGATTTAGCCGATACAATGCGAGATGGCAGGAACATTGCAGCAAACCGACAACTGGAAGCAAGAGGCATTAAAGATGCTACTGCAACAATGGCTCAAGCTAGTCTAGGGCTAGGGGCAGTTTCGCCTGCAGCACAAGCATTTATGTCCGACATGAATCAAACAGGTGTAGCAATGACACCTTTAACACAGAATTTTGCAGCGTTAAATCCTCGTACAGCAGAAGCTATTAAAGCTGTCCAGGCATTACGAGAAAGCAATATGAATTCGGTAGATAAACAAGCAGCTATTGACAGACAATTAGAGCGTGTTAAAATGATTGCAGCTGATGAATTCACAAATGCAAATAATCGGTTCGCGGGTACGATTGGCCAGGTAAGTGCTGTTGGTCAAAGCGCAGCTGACAATATAGCAGCAACTGAAGATGCTAGATTGGCAAGAGAAAAATATATATTAGATGAACAACGAAAGCGTCCTACTATGTCAGTAGCTGATCTTACTGAGGAGTATTTTAGAAATACAAGTGACACAGTTAGGGGACAAACAGCAGGCGGCGATACTGAACAATCAATATCAAGAGACCTAAATCGAGCAACTATACAATTAGCTAATTCTGCCTCAGATATAAATGTAAAGATTGCAACAAATTTATCACAAAATACAGATCTACAAAAAGCAATTGCAGAATCATTAGGAGGCACTGCTGATGTTGTAGAAGGCATCTCAAAAATAATAACAGATTTTGCAACAGGCTTGGCAGCCGACTATACAAATAGCATTGAGGTAGCGTTAAATCCGTTTAACGAACTATTCACTCCCATAGTATCGAATAATATGTTGGATGTTAACGTTAAAGCAATAGAAAATAGCATTGACAATGTCGACCGTAGAACAATTACTGCGGACGCACAGAATGATATGGAAGCGCAGCGGCGTGCAAATTCTTCAACCGGCGATTCCGAACAAAGAAATGCACTTGGTGGCAGTATTAGTGCAGGAACAGCATCATTAGTCGGAGAATACGGTCCAGAAACATTTATACCTAACATGGACGGTGCAATTATTCCAAATATGAAGGCAATGTTAAACAGAATGCCAGATATGGCTAAAGCTCTACAAAGTGAGATGGCACAATTTGGCACACCTATATCAGATATGGCTAAAACTATGCAAAATGAACTTTCATCAATGGGTAGTTCGATGTCAGAAGCTGCACAATCTGTAGCTGCTACAAGCCCTGGTATGTCGGGAGGTGGTTCGATAGAACAAAAACTTGACATTCTGAACCAAACCATGTTACAATTAGTAAGCATAAATAGTATACAAGCAAGAACAGGCGAAAAGCATTTAAAAGCTTCTCGTAGTTCAGGTAACTTAATGAGCGGAATAGGTAGAGCATGAGTTGGAAGAAATTTTTTACACCAGTTGAAACAGGTGACAATACATCAGGAAGCTATGGTCCAATAAGCGGTTCTAGCTCTGCTGGTCGTCCTGGTCCTGCTAGAACAAATTATAGTTCATATTTACCTGACGTGTATGTTGGTTCTCCAAATAGAGTTGAGCGTTATGGACAATACAATACTATGGATAACGATAGTGAAGTTAACGCTGCACTAGACATTCTTGCTGAGTTTTGTACACAAAAGAATAAACAAAATGGTACTAATTTTAAATTTGCCTTCAACAAAAGTGCAACTAATAACGAAGTTAATATTTTAGGCCAATACTTAAAACAGTGGTGTAAACTAAACAATTTTGAAACACGTATGTTTAGAACATTCCGTAATGTTTTTAAGTATGGCGATGCAATATTCCTAAGAGATCCAGAATCTAAAAAACTGTTTCATGTCGATCCTGCAAAATTAACACGAATCATTGTTAATGAAAGTGAAGGCAAAGTTCCTGAACAATATATTATCAAAGATATAAACTTTAACTTTAAAGATATGGTTGCTACTGCTCCGCATATTACTAACGGTAATACTACAGGTGGCGGCGCAGGATATCATACTGGCGGTGCCCGTGGCATGGTTGGAAATGCTCCACAACAAAGTGGATCACGCTTTGCAGTAACAGACGGCGAAGTTGCTATTGATGCAAAACATGTTGTACATTTAAGTTTATCAGAAGGATTAGATAATAACTATCCGTTTGGTAACAGTTTACTTGAAACTATTTTTAAAGTATTCAAACAAAAAGAATTACTCGAAGATGCTATTATCATTTATCGTGTACAACGTGCTCCAGAGCGCAGAGTATTCTACGTTGATGTGGGTAACATGCCATCACACCTTGCGATGCAATTTGTTGAGCGTGTTAAAACGGAAATTCATCAAAGACGAATCCCATCGGCAACAGGAGGCGGAACTAATGTCATAGACAGTTCATATAACCCTCTGTCAATTAACGAAGATTACTTCTTCCCACAAACTGCTGAAGGACGTGGCTCAAAAGTTGAAACACTACCAGGCGGTACTAACCTTGGAGAAATTGATGACCTTAGATATTTTACTAATAAGCTCGTACGCGGCTTACGAATTCCTTCCAGCTATCTACCTACGGGGGCTGATGATGGGGCAAGTTCCTACAATGACGGACGAGTTGGTACTGCATACATACAGGAATTAAGATTCAATACGTATTGTGAACGTTTACAAAGTTTAATTGTAGAAGAATACAATCAAGAGTTTAAACGCTACTTGCTTGAAAAAGGTATTAACATTGATACTGCAATGTTTGATTTGGAATTTGAAACTCCGCAGAACTTTGCAGCTTATAGACAATCTGAACTAGATAATGCTCGTGTGCCGACATATACGCAGATGAGTGCAGTGCCTTATATATCAAATAGATTTGCTATGATGCGTTTCTTAGGCATGACTGAAGAAGAAGTTGCAGAAAACGAACGGTTGTGGCGTGAAGAAAACGATGAAACTCTTAATGCAAGCGGAGAAGATGCTAGTGCAGAAATGCGCGGAGCAGGTATTAGTAGTGCAGGCATTAGTGCAGACATTGATGGCGCAGAAGATATTGCTCCAGAAGATGGAGACCCAGAAATAGGTGGTGAAGCTCCTCCACCTGAAACAGCAACAGGTGGTGAACCGACGCCGTCTCCGGCTAGTGGCGCCGGAACAGCGCAAACGATATAAATACAGTATGATATTACGTGAATTATTTTATTTTGATAAAGAAACAGTCGAGTCTACTGAAGATGATCGATATGATCCTCGTTACGATGACAGTGTTGTTAAAATGTCCGATACTCGTAAGACACGTCTTACATTGCGTCAGATTAATCGTGCAAGAAAAGCAAGCGAATTGCATACATCAGAAAAAGCAAATGAATTAGACTTTGTAAGACAGATGTACGGAATTGCAGCACAAGCAGAAGCCGTTGTATAACATTAATGGCAAAGATCGATAAGAGTCTTTACACAAAAGATCAATATAAAGCTCTTAAAGCTCTTAAAGCAGTCGCAAAAGCTGAAAAAATAATAAAAAACAAATCTTCTACACTAAACCCTACTATAACAATTCGCGAGCACCAGCAATCAACGATTCCTATTGCATTTGTACTAGGTAATGGTACTAGTAGAGGTGATATATCTCCACAAGAACTACAAAAACTTGGTAAAGTATACGGATGCAATGCGTTGTATAGAACTTTTGCACCAGATTACTTAATTGCAGTTGATACAAAGATGATTGTTGAAATTAATAAGACAGAATATCAAAAATCTAATACAGTATGGACTAATCCTAACAAACTATATTTAACTATGGAAGGATTTAACTTTTTTCAACCTAGTAAAGGGTGGAGCAGTGGTCCTACAGCGTTATGGTTAGCAAGTCAACAAGAATATCAAATAATATACATATTAGGCTTTGATTTTAAAGGAATTTCTGGAAATAAGTTTAATAATATGTACGCTGATACTGAAAATTATAAGAAAAGCGAAGATACTGCAACGTATCACGGTAATTGGTTGCGCCAAACTAAGACTGTTATTCAACAGCACAACACCAAAATTAAATATGTAAGAGTAATAGCACCAGATAATTTTATTCCTCCTGAGCTAAATAAAATTAGTAATTTAACACATATAACAACTGATATGTTCAAGAAAATGCACTCGTTAGCTTAAACGAGCCGTTTTGAGCCTATTATGCCCCCATATTTTTTATAAATAGTAAATACAATGACAGCCTTACCATAGGTATTTACTTTACAGGAGATTAAAAAAATGGCAGACCAAAATAAGTTTGAACAAATGCTTGAAAAACTTGTCAATGAAGACAAGGCAGGCGCAGAAGAATTATTCCACGAGATTGTAGTAGAAAAATCACGTGACATTTATGAGTCATTATTAGAGTCAGATCTAGATGATGAAGCAGTTGACGAAGCAACTGACGAAGAAGTTGATGAGTCAGACGAAGATCTAGACGAAGCTAATGACGAAGAAGTTGATGAAGCAGATGACAAAGAATTAGACGAAGATTTTAATCTAGACGAGTTTGAAGTTGAAGCAGATCCAATGGACGCTATGATGGGCGACATGGAAGTAGACGGCGGCGACAAAGCACCAGCTATGGATATGGATATGGATATGGGCGACGAAGAAGAGTCAGACGAAGCACGTATTGACGATTTAGAAGACGCACTAGAAGATCTTAAAGCAGAATTTGACAAAATGATGTCAGGTGATGATGCAGATGACGATGCAGAAGATGACGATGCAGAAGATGACATGGACATGGACATGGACATGGATGATGCAGAAGATGACGATGCAGAAGAAGAATCAATTGCATTTGAAACAACTGATGAAGAAGTTGAAGAAGCTGAAGAAGCTGACAAGTCAGCAACTGAAACAATGCGTGAGTATGTTGAAAAAGTATCAGCTACAATGGGTGACAACGGTGCAAACTCAAAGTCAACAGTAGCAGGCGCTAACAACATGGGCGGTACAGCAGGTAATTTAAACCAAGCTGGTACAGAAGCAGGCGCAGAAGCTGGAGCAGGAAGTACAATTAAAGGTAATGCTTTAAGTGATACAAGTGCAAAGGATATGAATACCAAGAACGTTAACGTTCCTGGTGGTAAGGCAGCAAAAGCTGGCAAAACCGAACCTGGACACGGCGCTGAAAAGAAGTCGAAGCCAGAGACTGCTGACAACAAAAAATCCGTTGTAGGCAAGTAAGGACTAACAGATGAATCACTTACGAGAACACCTAAGTTTCGACCAAGCGAATATTGTCGTTGAGTCTGCTAACGAAGGAAAAGACTTGTACATGAAAGGTATCATGATACAAGGCGGAGTACGCAATGCTAACCAGCGTGTGTATCCTGTAAATGAAATTGGCAGGGCTGTCAAAACTCTCAGCGAACAAATTGCTGGTGGTTACAGTGTTCTTGGCGAAGTTGATCATCCAGAAGGCCTTAATATAAACTTAGACCGTGTAAGTCACATGATATCCGAATGTTGGATGGACGGTGATAACGGTTATGGTAAATTAAAAATACTACCTACTCCAATGGGGACACTAGTTAAAACAATGTTAGAAAACGGCGTTAAACTTGGTGTTTCATCAAGAGGAAGTGGTAATGTATCAGAAGACGGTAGCGGAAACGTTAGCGACTTTGAAATAATCACAGTGGACGTTGTGGCACAACCTAGCGCCCCTGGAGCATACCCTACACCGATCTACGAGCATCTTATGAATGCTCGTGGTGGTCTGAAGGCGTATGAATTAGCACAGGCAACAAAGCACGACACAAAGGCACAAAAATATCTAAAAGAATCTCTGATTAATATAATCAGCAGACTCCAATAAAAGGAGAAAATGAATATGTTGGACGCACTTAAAACACTTTTTGAAAACGATGTAGTTTCTGAAGAAGTACGTGCAGACATCGAAGGCGCATGGGAGCAAAAGATTCAGGAAAACAAAACGCAGGCAACTGCTGAGTTACGTGAAGAATTTGCTAAAAAATACGAGCACGATAAATCAACTATGGTTGAAGCTATCGACTCTATGATCTCAGAACGCCTTGCAGAAGAAATTGCTGAGTTTGCAGAAGATCGCAAACAACTAGCTGAAGCAAAAGCAAAGTACGGAGTAGCAATGCGTGAAAATGCAGATCTACTAAAACGCTTTGTATCTGAGTCACTAGTAAAGGAAGTTTCAGAATTGCATGAAGATCAAAAAGCAATTGCTGATAAATTCAGTATGCTTGAGAACTTTATCGTTGACGCACTTGCAAATGAAATTGCTGAGTTCCATGAAGATAAAAAAGATTTAGCTGAAACTAAGGTAAAACTTATTAAAGAAGCTAAAAGTAAATTTGCAGAAGTTAAAACTAGCTTCGTAGCAAAAAGTGCCTCAAAGGTATCTGCTATTGTTGAAAGAACACTTAAAGGTGAAATTTCAGCACTTAAAGAAGATATTGAAGAAGCACGTAGAAATGATTTCGGTCGTAAAATGTTTGAAGCTTTTGCTTCAGAATACGCAACAAGCCATCTGAATGAAAATTCAGAAACTGCAAAATTAATGCAAGTTGTAGCGTTAAAAGACAAGCAACTAGCTGAAGCAAAAGCGTTTGCAATAAAAGCAAATACTTTAGTTGAATCTAGAAATACTGAAATTAAGCGTATGGCATCAACTGCCCAACGCAAAGAAAAGATTAGTGAACTCTTAACACCTTTAAATAAAGGTCAAAGAGAGATCATGACAGACTTACTGGAATCGGTACAAACAAACAAGCTGGAAGGCTCGTTTAATAAATATCTCCCATCAGTTGTTGATGGAAATACTCCGGCAAAGAAGGCAATCTTATCAGAGGCAAAAGAAATTACAGGCAATAGAAATACAACAACAACTAACGTTAGTTCAATGCAAGATGATAATGTCGTAGACATTAGACGTTTAGCAGGTTTAAATTAAGGAGAAAACTATGTCGGAACTACTAGAAAGCCGCTGGTCTGATACAAAAAATGCACTACTTGAGGGCCTACAAGGCACTAAGAAATCTGTAATGGCAACTACTTTAGAAAATACTCGCAAGTATCTTTCTGAGAGTGCAACAGCAGGTGCAACATCAGCCGGTAACATCGCAACACTTAACCGTGTTATTTTACCAGTTATTCGTCGTGTAATGCCAACGGTTATTGCAAACGAATTAGTTGGCGTACAGCCAATGACTGGCCCAGTTGGGCAAATTCACACACTACGTGTACGTTATTCAGAAACAATGGATGACACAAGTGCAGGTAACACTGATACTACAGCAGGCGAAGAAGCTTTAAGCCCATTCAAAATTGCTGAAGCATATTCAGGTGATGCTGCAACTGCTAAAGCTGCAAGTACTGCTGCTTTAGAAGGCGCAACTGGACGTAAAATGTCAATTCAAATCTTGAAGCAGACAGTAGAAGCAAAATCACGTAAGCTATCAGCTCGCTGGACTTTTGAATCTGCACAAGATGCACAATCCATGCACGGTATTGATGTTGAAGCAGAAATCATGGCAGCTCTTGCACAAGAGATTACTGCTGAGATCGACCAAGAAGTACTAGGAAGTCTAGCTTCCCTTGCAGGTACAGCTGGTTCAACTTATGACCAAGCTGCTGTAAGTGGTACTGCTACATTCGTTGGTGACGAGCATGCTGCTTTAGCTGTTCTAATCAATCGTGAAGCAAACAAAATCGCACAGCGTACACGCAGAGGCGCAGGTAACTGGGCAGTGGTATCACCATTCGCACTAACTATCCTACAGTCTGCAACTACAAGTGCATTTGCACGTACAACAGAAGGTACGTTCGAAGCACCAACTAACACTAAAATGGTTGGTACATTGAACAATGCTATGAAAGTATATGTTAACACATACGCTTCTGATGCATCAGATATCATTGTTGGCTACAAAGGTTCAAGCGAATCAGATGCAGCGGCATTCTATTGCCCATACATCCCGCTAATGAGCTCAGGCGTTGTACTAGACCCAACATCATTCGAACCAGTCGTATCATTTATGACACGTTACGGATATGTTGAGCTAAACAACACTGCGTCATCTTTAGGTAACGCAGCTGATTATCTAGCTAAAGTTGACTTGTCAACTAACGCAGCTAATGTAAGCTTCCAGTAAACTTTTACTGATACTTAAAATAGGCCCTACGGGGCCTATTTTTATGACTTGAGTAAACTTTGATAAATACTTATGTCGTAAATCGTGCCGCATGTTGCGGACTTATGCAGAAATGACCCACTGCGTAAACCTAGAACGTTTTAAAGGAGATAAACAAATGGGAAGACCACTTAATAAAAGATTTTTCGGAGAGCCAACAGCAGATGGTACCGAAATTAAAGTACGTTTTCGTGCTACAGGCCAAGTAGAAGCAAACGGTTGGATTGTAAAGCAATTAGGATCTAAAAAGTTCCGCTGCTATGATGGCACTAACACAATGGATTGTCACATCGTTGACAAAGCACAAGGTACATTAGCAGTAGGCGATATGACAATCACTGTTAAAGACGATGGCGGAACAGCTCGTCAAGTTACTAAAATTGCAGGACGTATGGTAACACTTGATTCAGGTGACAGAATTGCTTGGAACTTTAGTAATGCTACCGATGATGGCGCAGTTGAAATGGAAGAAGCTGGAACAGCAG